GCAGGTCTTTCGTCAGTTTCTAAACTATTTAAGTTTACCATTTAACGTTCTCGCTTTCTCGTTAACTAGTGTCTTGATTACTTGGCTTCGACTTAACTTAACATCTGATTTAAGTTTAGTTTGAAGTTTTGTTACAATCGCATAAGTGTCATTATCAACAGTTATGTTTTTGTATTTACTAAAGTCAGTCATTTGTACCTTTCTTGTTTGTTTTTATACTATATAGGATATTAATATAGCTTTGTCAAGTTATTGTTTTCTACCTTGACCTCTATATTCTTTTCTATTATTGCGTTTATTAGGACGTTTTGAATGTCGTCCAGGACGTTTCTTATTAGTTTGTTGTATAAATTTACCGTTACCTACTGCGACTTTTCGGGCCATGTTTTTTTATAAAATCTTTATCTGTCTCATTAATTTTTAAATACTTTATATGTCCATTGATATATTGTCTAGTATCTTCACCACAATTTGTGCATCTATAATAATCTTGTACAATCGCAACGAGAAATGCTTCTGTATTACATTCAGGACAAATACCAAGAACATTATCAATAAACATAGATGAATTAAATTTTAGTTTTTGCATTACATTACTGTGTATACAACTCTACCATTTAATTTCTGTGCGCTCAAATAAGATTTTCTATTCCCTGAATCGTTATAACTGCAATGAATCCATCCAGAATTAGGATCACTTGGAGTCCAAAATTCAAGTATACATTGATCAAAATCTAAGTTTTTTACAATCCAATCACTGACCTCTCTATTATGTATGCCAAACAGTTCAAAGTCAGCTGCTTGTCCCTTAGTATGTTGACTCCCGCTGCTCGATCCTATAGCCTCGCATAAAGCGGCTGATCTATAGCCGGAAGAAATAGATACTGGAATTTTAAAATGATCTCGAACAGGTTGAAGAATATTTTTACATAACAACATTAAATTAATAATATGTTCTTCATTAGGTTCATTAGGAATACCAAGTCGTATTGCTTCTTGTGACTTTGTTAATTCATCCAATGTAAAATTTTCACTTAGCTTCATTTCTTAATTTAAGTATAACTTCAATAACATGTTTTTCGTATTCTTTATTTGTAGAAAAATTATCTAGAGCTCTTGCCATTGCAATAGGATTTCTATTCGCTGTCATTTCTCTAATTTTTCTAAATTCTGCATACACTCTTTTTGTATTTAGAATTTCTATGTAATATCTAACAGATTCGCATTTGTTTTTAAAGACCCTGACACGCCATTCTATTGTATCTGGCTGTTTATGTGGCAACATACCCTCTTTTGACCATATACGTATACCAAACAGATTGTGGCCTTCTCGTGCAAACCGAGATGTTCCATAGTTAGATTCAACAATAGCTTGGGCTATTATTAGTTCTGTATTTACTCTTTGTCGTCTTGGGATATTGAAATTTAGATAATTGATGCAGTTATTGAGAGAGGAGATGAATTCTTTGTTGTTTGAGTACTCAAACCTCGGGACACCAAACCCGAGTTTTATGGCCCAGTTAACCGTTTCGGTCTGGACCTTCCTCTTGGCGGCGGGATTGGGGAAGAATGTACCTAATACAAATGCTAGTAGAGCTATGATCAAATACCTTATTATTGTAGTCTTTATTATCATGGCATTTACAATATTGGGATAAGCAGCATCCAACTGCTAGGTTGTTGATACAATTAGTCTTTTTTGACTTCATTAACTTGGTAAAACATATTATCAGTATCCTCTGTTAACCAATTTTTGTTTTCCACATTCCACCTAGTAGTTTGTACCTTATAGTCAGGCCTAGATGATGAAGTAGTAAAGCTAGGCACACTCCACAAAATACGATTATTAGGCTGAATTGCGTAATTACCGTTATCAAGAGCCAGAACATGCCCACACTTATGTTCGTGAGGGATTTCAGAATGTTCTGTGTCCAAGATATTACTTTCTGGATGCGCCCAGTCAATAGTAAATAAATATTCACCATGATAAAATTTCTTTGATTTACCTATGTATTTGCAAAAGCAGAGATAGGAAGTCTCCAATAGATCGCACCGTTGCTGAGTAAACAATGAAACAACGTCGCACGCCCGCTAATACTCCCAAGACCAAATAGAACGCAGTCTTCAGTTTCTCCTTGATGTTCTCGTAAGTCATATAAATATTCTCTCCTTATCTGACAATAGATTGGTGGTATATTTGCATTTAAATATGCCATAATCAATCATAAATATCTCCCCATGTTTCACCGCTTTCGTAATCAACTTTGTTAGGGATTGCCAAAGTTACGGCGTTTTCCATTATTTCAACAATCTTTTTTGCATGATTGTCGTCTACAACAGAAATATCTAATTCATCATGTATTTGAATATGTGGAATAATTCCTTCATTATATAAATCTAACATAGCTTTCTTTGTCATATCGGCTGCTGATCCTTGTATTAATTTATTTAATGCTTTGTAAGTCATTGCTCTTCTAATTCTACCACGACCATAAGTTCGCTCTGCTTCTTCAAATGACATCGCAGTATGCATACCAAATGTTGCTGGTTCCCATTTATTAAATCTACAACGTCTACCAAGTAATGTCCCAATTGACCCTGATGTTTGTGCGAATTGAGATGTCTTATTCATTAATTCTTTTACGAATGGAACGTTTTTATGATACTGATTAAATAATACTTCAGCTTCTTCTTTTGTATTTAATCCAAGTTCAGCTTGTAATTTTGCTTTACCCATTCCATAAAACAATCCAAGATTAATTGTTTTAGCTTGATCTCTAGATATACCTGCCATATCAGCAACAGTTTTGTGAAAGTCTACTTTGTTGTCTTTAAATTTTTCTACAATATCTGTAACAGAATCATCAAAACAAATTGGTTCAGTTGTTGCAGCATAATGTACAACTAATCTTGGTTCTTGTTGTGAATAGTCAAAACAACCCCATTTATGACCAACTTCTGGTAAAAATAAACTTCTTATCATAGGTCCTAGTTCCTTGTTTCTCGCTGGGATTTGCTGGAGATTAGGATTAGCATAAGAAAATCTTCCCGTAACAGTTCCACCTTGATCAGATCTAATTGGATTAATGTCAGCATGTATTCTTCCTTTATGAGTAAATTTTAAAATTGTATCTATAAAAGTTGTATGAGCTTTATTAATTTCTCTTGCTTTAGCAATCATTTGAACTATAGGGTGTTTGTGTTCTTGTAAAAAATTCTTAGTAAAAGAAGGTGCCAATGATTTTTCAGTTCTTTCATAATGTAGGCCAAGCTTATCAAAAACTGTTGCAATACTTCTTGCTGCCCAAATCTGTGGTTCTATCCCTGTTTCTTGTTTTACTTTTAATAACAATTCATGCTCTTGTGCTGTTAATTGTTGTTTCAGTTTGTGTGCTTTTTCTATATCAACTCTTACTCCTTTAAATTTCATATCAGTTAGACATGGAAATAATTGTGTCTCAATATCAAATATATTTTGTAAACTTTGTTTTTGCATCTCACGTGATAAAACTTTAAATAGTTCTAATGTTAATTGTGCATCTTTCTCTGCATAATTACCTACATACATTGCAGGAAGTTTATACATTTCAGATTTAGGATCTATTCCCCAAGATTGTGCTGCTTCATTCAAAGCTTTTTCATCTTTAACTTCACCAAGATATTCATATGAAATACTATTTAATGTGTAAGATAATCTATTCTCATCAATTAATGATGACATGACCATTGTATCTACAATATGTCCGTTGATTTGGACTCCCGCTGCTCGAAGCCAGCATACGTCATACATTGCATTGTGAAATATTTTTACATTATCTGCAGCGCAAACTTGTTTAATCCAATTTAAAACTTTATCTTTATCTAAATTACCACCACCTTCATGTGCAATTGGATAATATGCTGACCAACCATCAACAGCTACAGCAATACCAACAATGTTACCATTACCAATGATTGCACCAGAACCTCTTGCTTTAAGATCAGGATCTTTAGTTTCCAAATCTATTGCAACATATTTATATCCTTTTAGATCAGGATAATTTTCTGGACAAATCCATTCTTTCTGAGCTTCAAACATTTATATTAATACCATAATTAAAAAACAATATATACATAAGACTGTAAACAATCCTAAATCAAATACTAACATTCTTCTTCCTCTCATTGATTATAGTCTCTTTCTATAATCATTTGTATGTAGTGGATTGCTTTTAGCAAATCCTCTTTCTTTCCTTTATCCTGGTGTCTGCAAATATATTTTATTGCATTACCTTCTGCGAATAATATCTTATTTTCATTTATAAATCTAGAAGGCTGTATCTTATATTTTTTATAATGTTTTCCTCCAACTTGTTTAAAAAATGCTGAGTTTGTCATAGTATGGGTTCTCCTGGTATATAGTTATAAAAATCATCCATATCTGATTGCATGATATAAAGATTTTCTTTTGCACGTGTTACACCCACAAAAAACAATCTGTGTTCAGGATCAGGTTTTTTTAATGCGGCTTCATATATAATCTTTTCCATTCCTGTAAATAAGACTACATTTTCACACTCTTCACCTTTGACACCATGTATTGTGGATACTTTAATTCTTGCTGGTTTAAATAAATCATCACCATTTTCTAACAATGCTTTCATATATAATTTTGAATCTTGTCTTATTTGTAATTGTTCCCAGCTTCCAGTCACTCGCAACCCGTGATTCATCATCAGGTCATCAAGATCTACATAATCTACAACGTCCAAAGATTTACCTCCTGAAAAGTTTTCTTTAATTAAACCTGCTTTGACTGTTAAATACTTGTAAATTTTTTTAGCTTCTTCAGCTCCAACAGTTGCACCTTGATTTAGTCTTACCCAAACTCTATAAGCTTCTAATAATTTATTCGGCAATAAGTCATTGATTTTACTATCAAATCTAAGGTTTAAGGATATTAAATGTTCCTTGATCGGGTCTAACATTTTATTAGTTCTAGCTATGATCATCCATTCATTTTTACTAAAATCTAAATTTTCTATTGATTCATTTTGATAAACCTTTCCTTCTGCATCTCTTGGCAGCCATGCTTTAATCATTCTATTTTCTATGTTGTCTAGTATGCTTAAAGCCACTTTATGTACAGCCCTTGGAACCCTTCTTGATTCTATTCTAGGATCCATCCCACCTTTTAAATTTATAAATATATTTTCATCAGCGCCTTGAAATGTATAGATGGTTT